TATCACGCTTGACCTGTTCCTGCAAATCTTCCATCGGATATTCCTTGAAATCGTTGTCCTGCATTTCCTCTTTCGTATATAATCCCATTGTCAGCTCCGGGCAATTCAGACTGGAGAAGAAAGATGCGGCTCTGTAACGAAGCATTAACTGTGGCATGGTTTTCCACTTACTACCGTTCTTACTAAGCCATCCCTCGGCTTTAGCCATTTCCATGTCCACGGTCATTCCCTCAACTCTACGACCATTTTTCGTAGTCCAAGCAAGGCACGAATAAGGCTTGCCATCTTTATCTCTAGTTTCCTCAAACTGTAATTCCATATCGAATTTGCCGGAATTATTGATTGCCGCAATCAGAAACTTTGAACTCCAAGACGGTCTACCCTGAATCACATACAGATTCTGCATAACCATCAGTGGGCTTACTCGCAGTCTCTGCGCCTGCTCAATAGCAATCAGACAGTTTGCATCGTTCTTCTGGAATGTTGCCGGAACGATAGTTGAACTCGCCAACGCCTTTGCCATCTGCATAGCCATAATGAAATTATCTGATGTTCCAAAAATTCCAAGGCTATAGTCTGTAACCTTGTTGTTGCTGTGTGCAACCTCTGTCTTTTCCTCTTTCTTTTCCTCTGCCTTTGCTACTGCTGTGTTCTCTGCCATAATTATTTTTCCTCGCTTTCTTTCCTTATTGCTTTTTTAAATGCTCCATTTTTAAGAAATTTCAAAACAAGATTGAGTTGCATATTCTTGAAAACCTCTATGTGCTTTGTACTGTGATACCACATTACCCATTCCTGTTTCAAAAGTTCCTCAATGCTTGTAATCTGCTCACCCTCTGCGAATTTTCGCTGACTTAAAAGGTATTCCCTGTGTTTTTGAATGTTCTCGCATTTTGCGCACTCTTCGGAAGAATACCTTGAACAATGCTTTCCATTAAGGTTTACAGACAATGCACAATATCTACATGGATTAACTCTCATCGTCACCACCGCTTTCCGGTTCTTCACACTTCTTCACAACTGCCACCTTATCAGCACCGTAGGTTTCTACCCACTTCATATCCACGGTTTCATCTGTAACCGTCAGCTTTGCACCCTTGGCATTTACAACCGTGTCACCAGCTTTCACGGAATCCTCGGTGCGATATGTATAGCTTCTTGTGCTGTTTGGAAATTTTGCTTTGATATAATGCATTTATCTGTAACCTCTCTTTCCTTTATTCCTCGCGTCTTTTTCGCAATACGGAAGAGAACAATGTCCGGATTCTGCAAAACCCATGAACCCTTTCTTGCTTGCACTCTTCCAACGCTTGCACGACATGCACCACGCATCAGGCTGTGTGATGTTGTTGCTTATTCCAACTCTAGACATTCTACATCCTCGCTTTCTTAGTGAAAATCCGCTTCCGGTTCTTTTTCCGGTCGAATATAACTGTCATCATATTCCTTATCAATAACGATAGCCGTTTTAGCTCTGGATAATCTCAAGAGTAGCACCTCAAATTCACTCAAGTTTCTAAGTGACGAAATCGTCAAATCCTTATAGGAAGAAAGTGTATATGGTTCTTCTTTTCCGTTATCCCATATCCACTTTGACACAGGAATTTCAACATTCAGTTTTTCATCATGCTCATTTTCAAATGTGATAACTGCTCTTTGCACACTGCTCCATGATGGCTTATCTTCCAGCTCAAACCGCATTTCACATTCCACGTATTGATAAGAAACGCCATCATCGTAATCAATGTCTAAATCTTCTGTGTCAATATCCCTTTCACATTGTTTAATCCATGCCTTGAACAAATCCGTAAGTTTGATTTCTTTCTGCTCCGGCTCCATCATAAGGTCTTTAAAATTCTCCAAAATCTTTTTATTTCCAATACAGAAATCCGAATTAACAATCTCTGTTAAAACAGAATCAAGTTTAGGAAGGTACTCTGAAAAATCATAACTCTCAATGTATGGAACCATTACTTCTTTTACCTTTTTCTCAATGGCATGCTTTGCATCTCCCCAGCGAAAAGCATCTTCGATTGCTCCTCCCAATGCATTCATAAATTTTTCTTTGACAATTTCACTTACTTCATCCGAAGATAAACTTTCCGATGCTATTTTCAATAATTCTTCTTTCATTTACACACCCTCCACTTTCAACTGTTTATCCTCGGAAACACTCAAAAGAATTAACTGTGCATCCATATCCGGCACATTAAATTCATTCAGCGATTCGGCGTTATCTACGAAAATCGGTACGCTCACACCGTATAACTCGCTAAGAGAACGGATAATATCAAGTCCGGCTACGATTCTGTGACCACTGTTCAAAGTTGAATACGGTACGCCGTTTACGGTACACTCACAACAATCTTTCATACCGCCATTTAACTGCATTTCAAAGAGTTTGAAATTAACCGTCTTGAAATGGCTGTTAATAGATTCTGAAACCTTATCCAGCTTGAAACGAATGAACTCTTCCAAGAGATAAAGCATCTGTTCCTGATCGGCAACTTTCTGCCCGATTTCTTTCTGCTCGTCACGAAGCGTTTCGATACGATCATCAATCGCCACATTGTTAGCCGCCTGCGCAATAACCTTGTTCACCTCTTCAAGCTGACTCTGCAGATCGGCTTTCTCGGCTTTTAAATCAGTAACAACCTTGTCTGCGCCCTCGGATTCAACCTTTGCAATATCAGCAAGAATCTTGTCATGCTCTGTTTTCAGCTTCACATACTCTTCATTCTGCGAATAATCAGCTTCTGCCGGGATCTCGGATAACTGCTTTGCATAATCATTCTGCTTTGCAAGTGCCTTGGATTCCTGCTCTTTGAGTGCCACAATGTCTTCCTG